AGACTCATCAGGCAATGTTGGTATTTCTAGTAGTTCGCCTAGTAGCTACCACGCTCCAGCAGACAATTTAGTAATTGGCTCTAGTGGTGACAATGGTCTAACAATCGCAAGCGGTACTTCCTCTGGCGGTACAATTTGTTTTGCTGATGGAACGTCTGGAGGGGCGCAATATGCTGGGTTTATAGATTATCAGCATAATGGCGATTACATGCGTTTTGGTACTAATCTTGGCGTAGAAGCCATGCGCATAGACTCAGCAGGCAATGTTGGTATTGGTGTTTCGCCTGCCACTAGATTGGATGTAGCTTCTACTGGCGAAGTAGTTTCTACAGTACGCACAACGTCTACTAGCGGGGCTAGGCAAGCAACACTACGCTTAAATGTACCTTCAACGGGTGGAGATGATCCAGCAGGTAGGGTTCAGTTCACCTACGGTACTGGGTACACAGTGGCTGGTTCAATTGAAATGAGCCACACCAATAACAACATGAAGTTCTTAACTGGCACCACAGAACGCATGCGCATAGATGCCAGCGGTCGCCAGCTGATAGGAAACACAGTCTCTGTTGGAACGGCTTTTCAGACAAACCTGCAAGTAACAGGAGTATCGGGCAGTGCGTCAAACTATGCAGGGTTAGGGGTCATAAGCACTAATAACGAAATGCTTGGCGTCGTAGGAACTTGGTCAAGCAGTGAAAACTCTTTAATGATAGCTGCTGACCCTGACAATCTACGCCCTAGTTCTTCTGTTGTGTTCACTACTGATGGCACAGAACGTGCGCGCATCTCAGGCGGCGATTTGCTTGTGGGGACTACCAGTGCGTCTGGCACCTCAGGGCAAGGAATAAAGCTAAGGAAGGTTTCAACTGACGGAGTTCTTCACATTGTTGGCGCAACATCCATCATCTCTCAAGATGCTATACAAGTTTATTCAACAGGTGCTAGTGCGTACAGGTTTTTTGTTCAGTACAACGGGCAAGTCAACGCAACATTCTCAAGTATAAATGCTATTTCTGACGCATCTCTTAAAGAAAACATCCGTGATTTAGATAAAGGCTTAGAAACCATTCTTGCTTTACAGCCCCGTAGGTTTGATTGGAAGAACGGTGACGGTAACGACATCATGGGTTTTGTGGCTCAAGAAGTTGAAACAGTGCTTCCAGAGCTTGTACATGACTACAAGTACAGTGACGAAGAAACCAAACTAGGCTTGAAGATGGGCGACATGATTCCATCCCTTGTAAAAGCCATCCAAGAACAACAAGAAACAATCACTGCACTCACCGCACGAATTGAACAACTGGAGAACAACTAATGGCTACATGGGCAATCGCAACACTTGAACGAGACTTACAGGGCGACCTAGCGGGAGGCGTTATCGTTGCCCACTGGCGAGTCACTGAAGAAGAAACTGTGGGGGAGGAGACATACAGTGCTTCTAGCTATGGAACCTGTGGGTTTACCCCAGACCCTTCCTCTGAAGGATACATCGCCTATGATGACCTAACTGAAGCAGATGTCATTGGCTGGGTGCAGGGTGAGTTGGACGTTGATGCCATTGA